TGTGTCCTGCCCATTTAGACAGAGTGCGATAAATCTCCTCTACATCTTTCCCTACTGCTACTGCTTTTTTAAGAGTCGTGTAACATACAGATGCTGCTGAAAGTGCAGTGATAGGATCTATCAATATTATACTCCACTAGCAGAACTTCCGTCTAAACTAATGCTAGGCCAATCAGACCATGTTCTTGGATCTGCATCACCAATCGTTTGCGGTACATTTCTTAATTCAGTTCTGTATACAGCATAAGCAGATTTGTTTGCAGTGCTATCCGTAACTTGACTCCAGTCCGTATCACTTAACAACTGATTACGTTGTGAACGTATTTGTGAAAGACTACCTGCTTTATTAGCAGTAATTTCATCAGCAGTTAAACTAACAACTTTTACTGTAGTAACAAAATTCCCATCTACGAAAGGTGTAGTACCTTCAAGTTTTTGTGTAAGTCTATCGTGCGGTAAAAACTTATTTACTTTTTTAAAACCTCTTCTGACAAGTGTTGCATCGTCAGGTACGTTTTTAAACCAAATACGATAGTGGTCTATTTGTTCTATCGTATCTCCATTCATTTTTGCAATGTACATTTTATCTCCTATTTGTTAGCAAAGGCTTTTGTTGGGACCGTAAATGAAGAACCAGTATATCTAGCAACACCTTTAGTTATTCTAATCTCATCCATATACCCCCCTTTAAAAAGTCTACTAGTAGCTGGTCCGATATTTCCAATATGAAAATCATTAGAAGCATGACGTAAGTCAGCAGTACTATTTACAACTGCTCCTTGTTGTGTGCCATCAATAAACAAACGAATATCATTTGACGAATCCCTAGTAGCAGCTAAGTGATACCACTGATTAATACTGTGTGAAAATGATCTTTCTATAACCGCACTAACACTTAGAGCAAATTCTAATTCACCATCATATATTTGAAAATACCAACCCTGATCATTCCCAAAAAATCCTTGTCTTTGGTCAGTAGAAGTAAAATATACAAATAATTCTACTGTAAATTCGCCCGTTCCTAATTGATGGATTTCCTGATGAGGAATTACTAATTTATCATTAGTACCGTCAAACTGTATACTTCCTGTACCAAACTTTTTAACACTTGTATCTATTTGTGCATTATCAACAGTTTCTAAATTACTTTTCATTGTGTTGTCAATGATTTCTGCGTTGGTAAAATTCATTAGTAACTTTGTATCACTGTTTGATGTTGGAGGAACGGTGGGTAAAGTAAAACTACCTGAACTATATAAGGCACTTTTTAAAATTCTAGCCCCTAACATAAAACCATTTAGATACCAACTTGAAGTGCCAGTTGCATTATATCCAACAACAATACTTGCGGTTGAATCATGAAGTGTTACCCCTGTAAAGTCAGTTGTAGAACCAACCTGAGTTCCGTTAACAAAAAGCCTAAGATTATTACCACTTCTGCAAACTGCAAAATGAGTCCATTGATGCAAATTATTTGTTATTATATGTCCACTGGCTGCAGTTAAAAAACTAGACCCATTTGATGAATACCCAAATATAAATTGATTAGTTGTACTGGTGCCAAAATAAAATGATAGATTACTAGCTGCCCATTGATTAATCCAACCCGCCCCGACTGAATTTGAGTTTGTTATATATAACCATGTTTCTATAGTAAAATCACCACTACCTAAATGAAATTCACTTGAATCTGGAATTGTTAAATAATCTCCACTACCATCAAAAAAAGCACTACCACCTACTGCATTTTTACTATATGACCTAGATGGTGCAAAGGGTGAAAAGGGTTGTACTTTTGGTGTGTTAACTGTAGTTGGTGCATAACCTGTACTTGAATTATCAAGAAATCTATTGCTTTGATGTGTTAAAAGTTTTACATCACCTGAAGAACTACCTTGAGATGTTAGGGTTAATGGGCTAGTTGAAACTGTAAAACTTGAACCTGAATAAAGAGCCGAACTTGTTATTTTGAAATTACTTATATAAGCACTTAATGAAGTTGAATAACCCTCTGGATTTCTAGCAATATATAATGCTGTTGTTACATCGCCTAAGTTATCTCAAAAAGTTCCTGTTGCTTCTTTAGAACCATTTACATAAATATGAGTTTGATTAGTGCCTGTGCCTTCTCGAACTAAAGCCACATGTCCCCATTGGTTGGTAAGTTGTGATCTAACATCTCCAGTTGCCATGACGTTGCCACCATTTCTTTCAAGTGTTAGATTTCCGTTTCCAGTATCGTGTATATTAAATTTTGAGTTTGACCCTCCACCATTTGATGCACCGAAAAAAGGTCTAAAAGCATTATCTGTTGTTGAGAGAGTTTGAAAAACAAAAAATTCAATTGTAAAATTTCCAGTTCCTATTGAGGCAAACGAAGAATTTGGATAAGTAACAAAGTCAGTATCTGCTGAATCTCCATAAACACTCCAATACCCATCTTCTAAACTAAATGGACTAAAAGTTCCTTGTGTTGCATTACCAATTCTAGTAATCGAATGACCACTAGAAGAACTGTCTACAAACGTATTGTTCTGTCCACCATTCGTACCATCACCGTGCAGTAATAAAACAGTCTGATTAAAATTAGGATCTGTTTCTTCTCCTGTGTCTACTGCTCCACTTGTACCTAATAAATTTTGATGTGGTGCTGTCATTTTTTAACTCACATTTCCCGTAATAATACATCCATCTGCTGATACAAAATAAATATTAGCAATGCCATTAGCCCCTAAAGTAATAGTTCCTGTAACAGAAACTGCACCGCCTACAAAAGCATTTACTTGGCTAGTAATAGAACCAGTAGTACTTGTAGTATTTACAATACTAACAATATCTCCGATAGAAAAAGCACCTGTCATATTACTTGCAGAAGGTATTAATGCTTGAACTCCTGCTGAGTTTAATTGAACCATTTGCCCTAAATCTGTTAATGCTATTTCAGCAGTAGCATCTACTGTACGAGAAACATCTAAATCTCTAATATCACCTTTTGAATCAGATATAGTAGAAGCTCCTATTATAGTACCACCTACTCCTACGTTACCTGTAAGATTAGCACTAGCATTTGCTGTAAGAACTCCTCCTACAACAACACTATCTGCCGTAGCATTACCAAGATTAACATTACCTGCTAACCCTGCACTACCTGTTACATTTAATAGACCTCCTACATTTAAAGCAGCTTCTGCACTAACAGTGCTAGTAATTTTAAATGTGCCTCCTACTTCAGCATTTCCTAATACGGATAAGTTAGTTCCTACATTTACTACACCTGCAGCACTAACACTAGGAGCAGAATCTAATGTTTTATTAGTTAACGTAGCTGTGCCTACTTCAGACACTAATGTAGAGTTAGCACCTTTAGGTAACAACATAGTATTTGTTACCCCTGCTGAATGTTCTTGTGATTTTATTGTTTGACCGTGAGAGTTACTTCTACAATTAAGTTTAAGTTCAGCATCTGTAGATCCACCACCTTTTACTTCAACAATATAACTAGTAGCAGCTATAGTTAAATTACCTGCATTGTTTTTAAGATCGCCTTCAACATTAAATGTACCACCTACAGAACCATTACCAGATACATTTAATGTACCATTAGCAGATACATTATCTAGTGTTGTATCTCCTGTTACATTTACAGTTCCTGTAATATTAGCAGTAGCTAAATTAGTTGTACCTCCAACTGCAAATGTACCACCTACAGATGCATTACTACTTACAGCTAAAGTACCATCAGCAGAAATAGCTCCTGTAGTTGTTGCACCATTTACATTTAAAGTGCCACCTACAGAACCATTACCTGCAACATCAAGTGTGCCACTAGCTGATACATCTGTTAAATTAAATTCTCCTGTTACTTGAAATGTACCTCCAATAGATGCATTTCCTGCAACGTCTAATGTGCCACTAGCAGATAGATTTGATACATCTGTATCTCCAGTTACTGCTAATGTACCACCTACTGAAGCATTACTTTGTACAGACATAGTAGATTCAGTATCAACAGCACCACCTATATTAAGTGTGCCACCAACTGAAACATTACCAGTTATAGTAGCAGCATCTGCTGATATGTTATCTGTATTAATAACACCATCAATATATAAATCTTTCCATTCTTTTGTGCTTTTACCTAAATCAGTAGCACCATCTGATGCAGGAAATATTGCACCTGAATCAACTTCTACTTCTTGTGATGGGCCTAGTTTTTGAATTGCACCACCTTCAGCAGCCGTACCATCATGTGTATGACCATCTGTTGCAAATGCACTTACTATCGCATCAAATTCTCCATCAAAATCTGCTGCGTTAATAACATTACCGTCAGCAATATTATTTCCTGAATCGTTTCTAGTATAACCTGTTCCCATAATAAAAATCCTTATCGTCTATCGAAAGTTCCAAATTCTAAAACTGCAGCATCTAATGAAAATGGAGGAAATGTATCACTTGATGTAAACTGTAGTGCTACATTAAATCCAGACCCTATTGTTTGTGTAGTAAATACTTTTTTAATTTACCACCAAATGTTGATGTTCCAAAAACTGATGTACTTCTTCCAAAAATTGAAACCTCTTGTGTTGTATTTGATAAAGTAATTGGTGCAGGTTGTATTGCATTATCTCCATCAAAATCAAATTTTAAATTTACTGTAGTATTAATACTACCTGCAGGATCTGTATACAAATGTAACTTATAAATAGTTTTTCTAAGTTGTGGATCATTTAATGTAACAAATGGTGTAAAAAATGTAGCTTCGATATTAGAACCGTCTAAGCTATTACCGTCTTCCATTTTATAAACATATCCACCTGAGTTCGCAAATAAAATAGTTTCTGTTGAATTAAACATATCACTATCAGCAACAAATGCTTTAAATCCTCTTAACTCAGCCCAACCAAAAAAACTACCCTCTGTTCCTGCTAATTGTGTTCCTAATATTCCTGTAGCATTACTTTCAGAAACATTAGTATTAAAACCTAACAATCGGTATTGTGATTTACCTTTGATTGTTACACTATCAAAACTTGTATTAGCTGTAATTAAATCTGTAATTTCTTTTTGTATATTTTTAGATATTACTGCTAAATCAAAGTCTCCAATTTTATCTGTAGAACTTAATGATCTAAGTCCATCTGGTCCTAAGAATACTACATCACCTGCAACTTCTTTTATAGTATCAGAATCAACACATCCAATATTGGTAGTTATAGGTTGTAATATAAAATCTGCAAGTGTATTTCCAACTAATCTTTCTATTTTATTTTCACTAAATATAATTAATTGTTCTCTAAAAGCTATAAGTCCTGTTATATTAGTACCTACACTTATATTTCCTGCACCATTAGCAGGATTAAAATCGTTATCTGTATAAGGTGCTGTAAAACTTAATACATCACCCTTTGAAAAAAATAAATGATTCTTAAAAAATGCTATATGTGATGCACCTTCTATGTCATCAGGAGCACTCCCTAAAGGAGTATAGTTTGTACCATCATATATAAATGGATAATTAGTACCATCTACTCCTGCTATTTTTTCTGTTATACCTATTCTATATTTAACATATCTTTCTTTATTAACACTTGTTTTATCACTTGTTAAAAAAGTAATTGTTGCACCATCTGAAGGGCTATTAGCTAAGTTTGGAGTAATACTCATAGTAGTTCCACCACTTGTAACTGTAGGTGTTCCTGCTACTGTATATACTAAAGTTACACCTGCAATTGTAAAAGTATCTCCTGCTTGTGGAATAGATGTTAATCCATCTATAGCTAAGTTACTACCTGTTTGACTACCGCCATTTATTACAGGTGTTCCATACTGAGTAACATTTATCCTAGTCCAATTACTGCCAGTAGATTTATATAAATGATTATTTCTACTTGCAATAGCAGAACCTCTCCATGCAGCTAACCCTGTAACACTTCCTCTATTAGTTGTAAAAGTTACATCTGCTTGATCTGCAGGTGAACTTGCTAAACTAGTTGATAATGTAAGTGTTGCTCTTTTAGTTGCAGTAGCCCAACTTACACCACTAACTGTATATGTTCCTGTAATCCCTGCTATAGTAAGTATATCTCCATTTATAGGTGTTATATATAATCCTGCTACAACTAATGTTGTACCTGTTTGACTTGCTCCATGAACTTTAGGAGCACCAAATGCAGGAACTGTATTACTATCAAACTTACTATAACCTAATACTTTTCTATAACCACCCTCTACTGAAGGCTCAAAGTTTCTTAATAATCTAGCACTACCATGTTTTTGTGAACCTTGTTGCAAAGGTGATAAGCTACTTACCAAACCTTCTTTAAACTCGAAAGCATATGTTTCTAATCTATCTGCCATTTATGAAGCCAATCTATAAACGTATGTACTTCTTTGTGATCTTGTTAACATAGTAGATCTAACATATGTGTTTTCATTTATAAGAACAATTCTCATGTTCTTTAGTCCTGCTTCAAACTTTTCTTTTGCTACTAATGCATCTTGTGTATTACCTCGAAACATATAAGCATAATACATAGCACCGTCAAGAATTACATTTCTATATATTTCTGGTACTTTAGGTACGTCTGTCGAGTCAGTCATTTCAACACTAGTTAAATAATATTCATAAACAACTGTATATGCTTGATCGGGTGCAGGTGATAAAACATATTCTAAACCTGGAGCCTTAGATACAAATACAGGAACATTATATAAACTAGTATCTGATGTATATTCTTGTTCAACAAATCTTTCTAAATACTCTTCATATCTTAATACTTTTAATTTTTGTGTTCTATTATTTAAAGTATTACTTTCTTTAATTCTAAAAGTTTCAAAGTCAACTACTGTAGAGTTTGCAGGAAAGCTATATCTACTTTCTCCTGCAGATAAAGTATCTTCTTGCTCTACAAAGTTATAAGGCCAGTGTGGGTACTCTTGATCTATTTCTTGTATAGAAGCATTAACACTGTCTTTAACTTGTGAATGAAAACCTGCAGCCGTAGAAAAATTACTAGTTGTAAGTTCTACTTCATTAAGTCTTCTATTAACTTCATTAACAAGTCCTAAATAATTATATGCCATTAAAATTCCTTAATAGGTAAAGTAACAGTTCTTTCTGCTACTGTTCCACTTGTATCTAATATTTGACAATGTAATTTATATTTTGTATTGTTTGTACCTAATCCTAAATTAACAGTAGCTACTGTATTTGTATTAGATACTCCTACTAAATGTAAATTATTTACAATAGTCCCTGTATTAAATTGT